CTATGATTTAGCTTTAGATAACTTACAAGTAAAGCTAACTGAAAAACATTTATATTAAATAACACTTGACAAATCCTCTTAATTATGATATTATGTGAACCAAGTAGGAAAGTTGCGTCTAAAAATCGTATTTACCTATCTCCGCTTTGACCGTCTATATGGCGGTCTTTTTTTTCGTTTAAGGATATATATGCCATTAAAGCCAGGTAAAAGCCAAAAGGTTATTAGCAAAAACATTAAGACTGAGATGGCAGCAGGTAAGCCTCAAGCTCAAGCCGTGGCAATTGCCTTATCTAAAGCTGGAAAAGCTAAGAAGAAGGGTAAATAAATATGATGAAATCTGCTGAATACAAAAAGCTAGACAAGCAAGAAGAAGCTATTGAGATGAAAAAGAAAAAACTCAAGCAAGCAGAACTTGATAAAATGATTCGTGAAATTGTCCAAAACGAAATGAAAAAAGGAAGATAATCATGCCAATGGTCGGAAAAAAGAAATTCCCTTACACAGAGAAGGGCAAGAAAGAAGCTAACGAGTACGCTAAAAAATCAGGCATGAAGAAACCAGCCAAGAAAAAATAATGTTACATATATATGTAGGATTTGATGGTAAGGTAGAACCAATTGCCTACCATACGTTTTGTCAGTCTGTCATAGAACACAGCAGTATTCCAGTATCGTTCACACCATTAGCGTTGAATACGTTGAAGGACTATCAAGAGAAGCATAAAGATGGCAGCAATGCTTTCATTTATTCTCGATTCCTAGTGCCTTATTTAAACGATTACAAAGGTATTGCTTTGTTCTGTGATGGCGACATGATATGTCAAGGCGATGTAGCAGAACTACTAGAGCTTGCAGACCCATCATTGGCAGTACAAGTTGTTAAGCACGACTACAAGACAAAGCATCCAGTTAAATACTTGGGTGCGAAGAATGACGATTACCCCAGAAAGAACTGGTCATCTGTCATCTTATGGAATTGCCATCATTGGCAAAACAAGAAGCTCACACCTGAATTGGTGATGGAATCTACTGGCTCATACCTTCATCGGTTTAGCTGGCTTGAAGATAGATTCGTTGGTGACTTACCTGTAGAGTGGAATTGGTTAGAAACTGAGTATGTATATAACAAAGATGCTAAGTTAATACACCATACATTAGGTACACCATGCTTTAAAGATTATCAATACTCCCCTTACTCACATGAATGGTGGAGTACTTATCACAGAATGATTTATCCTTTAACAGGGGATAATAAAATAAGTAATTTATAGGGGAATATTATGGGTGGTGGTAAAAGCAAAAAGGTTAGAGTGCCGGTATATCCTGCCATTACTGGACCAATGGTCTCACAAATGGTTGCACGTGCTAATCAAGCATCACAGAACGTAGGAGTACCTACGCTTGCTGAACTATTCCCATATATGAACCAAAACCCATTCTTGGGTATGCAACAAGGTACAATGCCTACAAACAATATGATGGGCGCAGGTCGCTTCTTAGGTCAAGGCATGACAGATATGTCACAAGCACCTATGAATATGCCATCTATGCCACAAGGTATGATGTACGGATATAACCCACAACAATCAGCATTGCTTAACGCTTTAATGAATCCAGGTATGTCATCTATGAATACAGGGATGGCAACACCTCAATTTAGCTTTAACGCACCAACAACTAACACATAATACATAGGGCAATGACCAACCTATACGGAGTCATATATAATGGAAAATCAAAAAGATATAAACGAAACAACTAGTAAGGGCGGAGCACCTGAGGGTAACAATAACGCAGGTAAAGGCTCACAGCTATCAGCTCTACTAAGAGCAGAACTAAACGCTGATGACAGAAAGAAGATGCGTGCCGGTGTTGCAAAGGTAGCTGATGCTTTCGCAGTAGGTGAGCGCTGGGCTGTTGAATTCGTATTTGACCGTTTTGAAGGTAAGGCAGTCGCTAAGACAGAGATTAGCGGTGCAGACGGTTCTCCACTTCCATTATCTATAGGTATATCTTTTGTCGAACCCACTAGCACAATTTCCGAAGAAGCTTGAGTTCCTATTTGAGCCTTCACGTATCAAGGCTATCTATGGTGGTCGAGGTTCAGGCAAGTCATGGGGAGTAGCAAGAGCGTTACTTCTAATGGGTGCTAACAAACCTTTACGTATTCTATGCGCTCGTGAAGTTCAAAAGTCTATCAAGCAATCAGTACATACATTACTAAGTGACCAGATACAATCATTAGGTCTAGGTGCTTTCTACGAGATACTAGAGTCTGAGATTAGAGGACAGAACGGCACATTGTTTAGCTTTGCTGGTCTAGCAACTAACACAGTAGAGTCAATCAAGTCTTTTGAAGGCTGTGACATTGCATGGGTAGAAGAAGCTCAGACAGTATCTAAACGCTCATGGGATATTCTAATCCCTACTATTCGTAAGCCTAGTTCAGAGATATGGGTAACATTTAACCCTGACGTTGATACAGACGATACCTATCAGCGTTTTGTAGTAAACCCACCTGAGTTTGCTAAGGTAGTAAAGATTAACTGGGATGACAATCCTTGGTTTCCTAACGTTCTAGAAGAAGAACGCTTACACAGTCTAGCTCACAATCCTGACTACAAGAATATTTGGGAAGGTGAATGTAAAGCTGCTGTTGACGGTGCTATCTATGCTAACGAGATTAGAGAGGCTCAAGAGAATGGTCGTATTACTACAGTACCTTACGACCCTATGCTTAAAGTTCATGTTGTTATGGACTTGGGTTGGAATGATTCTATGTCTGTTATCTTATGCCAGCGTGGCGTTAGTGACATCCGTATTGTTGGCTATATTGAAGATGACCATAGAACGCTTGACTCGTATTCAAGCGAACTTAAGTCGCTAAACTATAACTGGGGTCAGATGTTCTTACCACATGACGGTAGGACTAAAGACTTTAAGTACGGTATCAGCGCAGAAGATATTATGCGTAAGCAAGGTTGGGATGTACGTATTGTGCCTATGAATGACATTGAGTCAGGCATTAAACTAGCACGTATGAACTTCCATCGCTGTTACTTTGATAAAGCAGCAACAAGGTTAGTAGACTGTCTTAAACACTATAGACGTTCTATCAACTCAAACACACAAGAACCAGGCGCTCCATTGCATGATGAATACTCTCATGGTGCAGATGCTTTCAGATACATGGCTACATCTATTGATGCTATGAAGAATGAAACATGGGGTGGTGACGCTATTAAATATAATACTCGTGGAATTGTTTAAAAGGGATTCAGATGAAGTTAAGCGACTCAGAAATTATCTATCGCATAGAGCAGGAAGAACAGATTGCTTATGGCATCAATGACTCTGCTTTATCTGATGACCGAGCTAACGCCATTGACTATTACTTAGGTGAGTCTTTAGGTAATGAGGTTGAGGGTCGTTCACAAGTCATCTCTATGGACGTCCAGGATACGATTGAGGCTGCATTACCACAGCTTATTAAAGTATTCGTATCAGGTGACAAGGTAGTACAGTTCAATCCTAAGAACCAAGAAGATATGGATGCTGCTGACCAAGAGACTGATTACATTAATCATGTGGTCATGGAAAAGAACGAAGGCTATACAACTTTCTATGTATGGTTCAAGGATGCTTTGTTATCTAAGAACGGGTACGTAAAAGCGTACTACAAGAAAGAGTCTGACGTTATCGAGGAATCATATGAAGGCTTGACAGATGCTCAAGTGCAGATGATGGCTAGTGATGACAAGATTGAAGTGTTGGAGCATACAGCTTACCCTGACCCTTCTGTTGACGTAATGATGTTACAAGAGCAAGCAATGATGATGGGTCAAGACCCAATGTCTATCATGCCTCCAATGTTGCATGACGTTAAGATTAAGATTACAGAGACTAGAGATAGAATCTGTATTGAGAACGTAGCACCTGAGAACATGATGATTTCAGTTGATACATCTAGCCCATCTTTAGCTGATGCACGCTTTGTACAACATCGTGAGATTATGACTCGTTCTGCTGCTGCCGAACAGTTTGGTCTAAGCATGAAAAAGATTGATAGTATTTTTGCTGAAACAAACGAAGCCTATCAGTTAGAAGCTATTGCTCGTGACATCTACAACGAAGAATATGACCGTGTAGTAGAAGGTGCAAACATCTTAGTACGTGATACTTACATCCGTATTGATGGTGAGTTAATGCGTTATGTAGTAATTGGCAACACGATTGTCTACAAAGAAAAGACAGACGTTATTCCTTTTGCTTGCATTACACCAATGATTATGCCACATCGCCACATTGGTCGTTCTTATGCTGACTTGACTATGGACATTCAGTTGATTAAGTCAACGCTGTTACGTGGTCAGCTAGACAATATGTACCTAGCTAACAATGGTCGCTATGCTATTTCTAGTCGTGTAAACCTAGATGATATGTTGACATCACGTCCAGGTGGTATCGTTCGTGTTGAAGGTGAACCAGGTTCAGCAATCATGCCACTAAGTCACCCACCACTACCAGCTTCTAGCTTTGGTATGGTTGAGTACATGGACAAGATGAAAGAGCAACGCACAGGTGTTACAGCTTATAACCAAGGCTTAGATGCTAACGCTCTTAATAAAACAGCTTCAGGCATTGCACAAATCATGTCTGCTTCACAACAACGTATTGAGTTAGTAGCTCGTACATTTGCTGAGACAGGCGTTAAAGACTTGTTTAAGTTGGTGCATCGCTTAGTTCGTACTTCATACACTAAACCTGACATTGTACGCTTGCGTAACAAGTGGGTAGAGGTAGACCCTAGGGAATGGAAGAATCGTAACGATTTGACTATCTCTGTAGGCTTGGGCGCAGGTAATAAAGACCAACAGTTAGCTCACTTAACTACAATCTTACAGATGCAGAAAGAAGCATTAGCAGCAGGTGTTACATCACCTGAGAAGATTTACAATGCTTTAGCTAAGTTGACACAGAACGCTGGCTTTAAAGACCCTGAGGAATTCTGGACTAATCCTGCTGAAAACCCACAAGGTCAACAGCAACAACCTGACCCTGGTCAAGCATTGCTTGAAGGTCAATTGCAAATAGAACAGCTTAAAGCACAGTCTGAACAACAGATTGCACAGCAGAAAGCAGAAGCACAGTTCATGCAAGAGCAAGAGCGTTCAAAGAATGATATAATCATTGAGCGTGAAAAGATGGCAGCGCAAATGGAACTAGAGCGTTACAAAGCTCAACTCCGTGCAGAGACAGACTTAGCCATCGCTCAGATAAAGGCAGGTTATGGACAAGCAACTTACTGAAGTTAAACGTGGTGAACAAGCATCTCAGGTTCTAGATAATCCTTTATTCCAAGAATCTGTAGAGAAAGTACGTGAAGGTATCATCAGGAGTATGGCTACAAGCCCTCTAGGAGACTCAGAAACGCACAATCGCTTAGTCATTGCTATGCAACTATTAAATCAGATTGAAAAGCAGCTTACGGACGTTATACAGACTGGCAAGATGGCAGCTATACAGACGGATAATAAGTTGAAACTATTTAGGTAACGGACAAGCCTAAACAAGAAGCTCACTTCGGTGGGCTTTTTTATTGTCCATTTTAGGAGTAGTAAAATGAGTGACCAAGCCTTAGAGCAGTCGCCACAAGATAAGTTGATGGCTATGCTCGATGAAGTATCTGATGATGAATCTATTAACTTAGATGCACCTGAGGAGGAGCAGATAGAGGAAGTACCTGAGGAAGAAGCTGAGGAATCAGAAGAACCTGAAGGTGATGATGAAGAACCAACTGAAGATGAAGAAGTTGAGGAAGATGAGGACTCGCAAGAGCAACCCAAGTCTCTAAAACTTAAAATCAATGGTGAAGAACTTGATAAGCCTCTTGATGAAGTCATTGCACTAGCCCAACAAGGGTTAGATTACACCAAGAAAACACAAGAAGTAGCAGAGCAACGTAAAGCATTAGAAGAATACGCTCAGACTGTTAAAGTCCAAGAGGAAGTCTTTATGCAACAAGTTCAGTTACAGCAAGCGTTGATTGGTGACGTAGCGCAACTAACAGCAGTCGATAAGCAGCTCGCAGCCTTTAATGACGTCAATTGGCAAGAGCTAAGCGATAACGATTTCGTAGAAGCGCAAAAACTG